TAAAGAACCGCTCAAGTGTGGCGGCTAAGTTAAACTTGGTGGTTGGCGCTTGTGTGATTGACTCGGGCTATGATGGCGAAGTGTTCATCAATGTCCATAACGTTGGGCGCGACACTCGCGTCATCCAAGACGGCGACAAGATCGCGCAATTGGTAATGATGCCGGTTGTACACTTCCAGCCGCAAGAAAACACAGAGGGTACATTATATGATTATCCCAAAACAATTAGCAACAGAGGCACCGGAGCCCTTGGAAGCACTGATAAATAAATCTACATGCGGGGACTCTAGATTGCTGTTATCTCGGGTCGATAGCGACTCAATTGATTGCATATACATGGATCCTCCATTTAATTCTGATAGTGATTATCGCCTTGATCCAGATAGCGAAACTGGGTTTAATGATGAGTTTGATTCAGATGCGCGTTATATTGCGCTGATTGAGCCAATGTTGATCGAATGTAAGCGCGCGCTCAAGGAAAAGGGTTCATTATTCTTTCATATATCTGCCGCAGAAATGATGATTCCGAATATGCTGTGCAGAAAGCATTTCCGCAGAGTGCAGCCGATATTTTGGAAGAAGTCTCGCTCAAAGAACAACATTAAGAACAAACTAGGCGCAACTATTGATGTAATTTTCTGGTGTTCTGATCATGCGAAGCCCAAGATGAATATGGTATATCAACCACTGGACGAATATTATGCGGCCAATTCCTATAAGAACAAGGACGAACGCGGCAACTATGCGTTAGGGCACATTGTTTATACTGCAACGCAGAAGACCAAGAACAAAGATAGATTATACAGTATCGTGCATGCGGGCGTCACATATGCGCCTAAAAATGGCTGGAGATTATCGCAAGAGGATCTGCAATCGATGATTGACGATAACAGAATCCATTTTCCGTCTAAAGCTGGTGCAAATCCATATAAGAAGATTTATAAGCATGAATCTAAAGGAAAGCCTTGCACTGACCTGTGGGATGATGTATACTCTATAGCACAGGGCTCGGAAAAGCGAGTCTATCCAACGCAAAAACCCATCGCGTTACTTGATAGGATAATCAAAATGACTACAGATGTTGGCGACATTGTTTTAGATCCCGTGGCCGGATCAGGAACAACAGGTGTTGCGGCATCTCGATTGGACAGAAAATATATTTTGTTTGATCAAAATATTGAGGCTACTAAAATTTGTATGCAAAGAATTGCTGAGGAGGGCAAAAATGGCATTTAAAACAGACGGCTCCGTACACAGGGATGGAGTTAAAAATGAAGCAACACTTGCAGAAAAGCTCAAGAGAGGCTTGGCGCAGGACATATATCCCGATCTGGACGAGGATTTTGAGATTGTTCCGAGAGGAGGTACCCAATATAAGCAGGATATCGAAGTAAATGACTCTTCTGATAGCCGTCATATTTCTGCTAAAAATAAGAGTAAGGGCATTTCTAACGGTTCTTTTGATTATGTTAATACGAGTGCCATCGGCGCGTACGAAGTTTTTAATGGCTTTCGTGAGTTGGTAGCAGTTATGAAGGGCAGTAATAAGCCCACTGAAAAAGTCAGAAGCATCATTAAAGATGCAGCTCACGAAACTCTGAACAAGGTTAGCTCCGAAACGCTTTCGGATATTCTAAAGAATCACATTAATGATAAGAATCAAAATATGAAGTTCATTGTCTCTGACGCGCTTACCCGCAAAGACTATGTGTTTAATTTTGCAGATACTCCCCTTTATCGAGCAATCCGAGATTATCGACCGGCGCTCAGTGTAGCCAAAGGAAAACAGTCAGGAAAGATTTTGTTTTACGACGAGAGCGGCGCCGAATTTGATTACGGCCTGCGAGGAAGACTTGCGTTAAATAATGGGGTAAATGCGTTGCTGGGTCGCAGCAAAAGCAATAAAAGCTCTATGGCTGTTTTTAAGGTTCAGCAGGACCAAGTTCACGTTATGATTGAGAGTATTGATAAGATTCAAATTTTTGGAGGAAATAATGAATAAAGAAACACAAAAGACAATGTTTAGCTCAAAAACAGGAAACTGGGCAACACCGCAAGAATTTTTTGATAAGTTGAATTGGCGCTTCGGCCCTTTCGATTTGGATCCTTGTGCCGATATTCACAACACAAAGTGCGCCAACTTCTATACTGAGGTAGAAGATGGCTTATCTAAAGATTGGTCAGGGCACACAACTTTTGTTAATCCTCCCTATGGAAGAGGTATTGAAAAGTGGATTCAAAAAGGCTATAATACTGCTAAAGACGGAGTTTCCAAGGTAGTTATGCTTATCCCAGCACGAACAGACACCAAGTATTGGCACAATTATGTGATGAAAGCCAACGAGGTGTATTTTCTCAAGGGGCGTCTAAAGTTTGGCGATAGCGTTAACAGCGCCCCATTCCCCTCAGCGATTGTGGTATTTGGGGGCACCGGCCAGCAGATTTTCGGGGCGATGAACCGATGAATCGCAAACAGCGCCGGGCCATGGAAAAGAAAGTAGGAA